AATATCTGGGAACTGAGCAGAGTTTTGTCTTAAAAAATCGTCAGAAGCTTTTAAAGTTTTTGTTAGTTTTAATATAGCTGGATCTCCTGCAACTGTATTAATTGCAAAAAATTTATCGTAAGCTGAATCTATAGTCCCAACATTCTTTTTAAACGTTTCAACTGCTTGATTATAGAGTCTTTGTGATAAGAATGAATGAGAATATATAGGGGCTATTGTTGCAATATTAGAATCTAAAAACCCTTTGGAAAAAACTTTTTCTGCTGATAGCATTCTTTTATCCATAGTTTTTGATATATAAGGAAACACCCCAACTGTTTTAAAATATGATTGACCTAAACCAGATAATGGTCCATCTCTCATCGCAGCAAGTAAAGGTATTTCGTATCCGTTGTCCCGTGCAAATTTTGCGATAGCCTTTTGATAATCTCCAGTTGTACCAAATGCAAAATTTAAAAACTTACCTGAAGCCATAAGTAAGGGCGTAAGTGCTGCAGCTCCAAAGTTAAATAAAGCTGCGTTCTTTGCTTCTACCATTGCTCTATCTACAACATTTAATTTATCAATATCTTTTTTAGGCATGTTACCTAGATCTTCTAATAAGCTATCCATTAATGATGGACCAACGGTTTTGTTCATAAGATCATACGCTACAGAACCACCACCAGCACCAACTGTTCCTGCCGCTGCTACTGCAAGCTCACCTCTTCCTAAAGGACTTCTAACAGCTCTTTCACCTAAATCTAATGTTCTTCCTGCAAGTTGTGCTGCACCTTTTAAAAATCTGTATCTACCTGGTAATTTATTTGCAAGTTTTTCAAAAAAGAATTGTTTACCTTTGGTAAGTTTTAAACCTGTCATGTCAGTTTTTTTGTAGGCATCTGCAATTTTATCTCTCATATAATTTGCTGCCATGAATGAAGCGGAAAGATCTCCTGCTAATACGGCACTACTTCTACCTGATAATAAAAAGTCAGCTCCTGGCACTGAGGATTCATCCATACCAAGATATGCTCCAAGTGGATCTTGAGCTACAGTTTCTTGTTTTGCTAAATCTTCTCTAGCTTGTGTTCTTTCTTTATAAATTTCTTCTAAAGGTTTTGATTTTAATACTTTTGATTTTATCAATTTATCAATTGCTCTTAACTGTAATGGATTTAATGTTTCAGGTGCAAAAGTATTGTCATCAATACTTTTTTGTAGTCCTTCTACAAAGACTCGTTGTTTTTCATTTAATTCAGCCATTATTGATTACCCATTAAAAAGTCTAATGCACTCATGTCTGTAGTGAAAGCATCGGGACTTGTTGCTTGAATTACTCTTCCTGTTCCAAAACTATTTAAAATTCCTTGAATATCATTATTAGTATAACCCATAGTATAGAATCTATTTTTTCTTAATCTATTTTTCTCTTCCACGATGCCAAGAAGTTCTTCATATTTCTGTACTATTTTTTCATCTGGTTCAACACCTAAGAATCCTGTCAACTCTTCAATTAAATCTAAGTCTCGGTTTGTTAATCTGTCTTTATCTTTCAATGCATTAGCAAGTGTATAAGTAAGAGTTCTTGCATTAACTTTTAGTTTACCAAGTATTTCTGAAGCCGATGGATTACCAGATAAGAATTTTTGTGCTCTATCTTCAAATTTTGTTAAAACTTTATTTGTTCTTTTTTCTAAATCTTTAAACGCTTCATCACTCATGTCTCCTTGAGACATTGTAAAGTCTGTTGAAATAGACCCAACAAGACCATCTTTAACCTCACCTGGTAGGTTTTTAAGAGCTTCTGCAAATCCTAAAATTATTCCAGATCCCCCGATTGCTTTTCTTCCAGCATCAGTAGACATTAATGCAATTTGTTCTCTTAAAATATCAGAAGATAATTGACCATCAGCTATCAATCTTATGTTATCCATGTATGCTGCAGAATCTTTTTGTACATAAAATTGTCCTGCATCTGGTGAAGCTAATCTATAATCTTTTCCATCATAAACATATACGTCTCCGGTATTTTTATCTTTTTTAGCCTCAAAGAATTGACCACCTTGTTCAAATGAACCTAATTCAAACTTACTATTACCTGCAGCATCTAACGCATCTTTTAATGCATCATTTCTTAACTCTAATAAATCAGTATTGTAACTTAAAACAGTTGAAGCCCAGTCTCTGTAAGCTTCATCATTCTTCATCTTAACTAATATTTTAGCGTCTACAGCTGGCCCTAATGCAGTACCAAATATTTCAGCTGCACCTGCAAGACCACCTTTCATTGTTTTACCTGATAATAATCCAGCAGCTAATTTCATTAGGAATACTCTTTGAGGATTCATTTCAGTTTTTCTTGGATCTGCTCTTAAAAACTGTGTCATGTCAATTGTTTCTGCTGCTTTTTTAGCTTCATCAATTTCATTATCACCTGTCGGATCTTGTTTTGTGCCTGTGCCTGTACCTCCCACAGTGTCATTTGATATGCCATCACCCTCAACAGTTTCAGGAGTTTTAGATTTCTTTTCTATTTCTTCAACAGTTTTAACTTCTTTTACAAATTTAGGATGGTTTGGATCATTTACTTTATTTGGAACTTGTGCATATAATTCATCACTCTTAACAATTGCATCTACATTGTTAGATTCAATGTCCCCTTCTGTTATAGCTAATGCAAGATTTGTTGCTTTATTTACATCAAGATTTTTTTGTGCCATTAATGCATTTCTTAATTCAGCAATTGCAATATTTTTTTCTAATGCTATCTGTCCTCCAACAGAACCAAACTGTAATTCATCATCTGGACTCATAGATGCTGTTTCTTCTGCCATTAATAATTTATTTTCTTTATCTCTTACTTTTTTGACTAACTCATCTACATCTTGATAGTATCTACCAAATTCTTTAGAGTCTTTCATATATTGTCTCATTTCTCCAGCTATTCTTTGTTCGGCAGATTTTGAACCAGGTGGTCCTTCAGGAGTCGTATCTAATCCACCTCCAACTAAATTTCTTGTTCCTGGACTACCTGCTAAAATAAATTTAGCTATATCGCTTGAAACCATAGGTCTTTGGCCACCAAAAGATAAATCTCTATTAAATATGTCCATGGCTTTTTTAAAAGGTATGTTATTAGCTTTTGCATAATCTTTAACCATTTTAGTTTCATCGTAATAAGCTTTTGCTCCACCAGTTGCTGCTAATCCTGCACCAATACTTATAGCACCTATTGGATTAGATGTTGCAAATCTTGATCCAGATCCAAGTATATTACCTATCATTCTTGATGTAGGTTTTTTAGCAAAAGCAAATGGAAATGAAGCGAGTTCTGCCATCGCTGCTGTTTGAATTAAAGGATCGGGTATGCCTGCTGCTTCAGCTCCAGCATACAAAGCACCTAAACCTGTAAGACCTCTAGCAAATTTTGCAGTTCCTGATTTTAATTTTGCTTTACCAAATCCAGTAATATACTGACCTGTTGTTGGGTTATATGCAAACGATCTACCTTCTGGACCTTGAAACTGTAATGGAAAATTTGAATATTGTGATTTAGGTACGAATATAGGTCCTTGTTGCATTGCAGGACCTTCCATGAATCTACCAACTCTTGCTTTAATAGGTTTTAAAGCACCTCTTCTAAGTGCCTCTTTTCTAAACATAGGTCTGTTTAAAACTTTGTTCAAAGACATTGTTACCCCGACTGTTGTGGATTAAATGCTGAGAATGCAGCAATACCTGTACCTACTGACTGTGCTAAAGGATTTGTTCCTGGGGTTGTACCCATAGTAACACCTGATTGTGTTTTAGGTCCAGCAGCGTAAAGGTTCGCAAGAAACTCAGCTCTTTGATAAGGCTCATATTGTTGTTGTAATGTTGATTGTCTTTGTGCATCTAATGCTTGTTGAGCTAATTGTCTTTGTACTCCACCAGCAGAAAATAATTGATTAATGTCTGCTTGTGCCATTTGTTGTTGACCTAAGCCCATTTGACCAAGTTGTTGACCAGCAGATAAGCCAACTTGTTGTTGTCTTTGAGCTGCACCAAGTGCAGTGTTGAAACCAGCTTGTTGTGCTCTACCCATTGCCTCTAAGGTTCTGTTTTGAAGTTCAGCTTGTTGAACACCTTCTCTTCCGCCACCAAATGCTCCTGCACCAACGGCTTGTGCTGCTAATTGGTTTTGCATCATTTGACCTTGTCTTGCAATCTCTCCAGTTACGTAAGATTGATATGGATTTAAATATTGAGATATTTGTGATGCACCAATCGGAGCGGCTGCTTGTTGAATTTGTGCAATACCTTGACCTACGGTTCCTGCTCCAACACCTGTCTGACCTGCAGCTGTAATACCTTGTTGCTCAAGAGCTGATAAAGGTGCAACTTGAACGTCAGGTAATTTAATAGGATCTTGCGCTACTTGACGAGCAATGTCCATTAATTCTATTTTTCTTTCCTCTATACCAGGAGCCTCTCTCACAAACTGTGTTTGTGAAGTTGGTGTAGCTGCCTGTTGTGATCTTCCTCCTCCAAAAAAACTCATGCTATATCCATTTCTCTAGTTGTACGTGTTTCTTTTTCCATCCCCATTTTTTAGAAATTTTTTCCCAACCAGGTCTGGCCATGATGCTCATTCTTTTACAGTTATTTTGTTGAGCAAAATCTGTAATACATCTTACTAATGTATCTTCCCACAGGTCTCTTCTTTTACCTGTGCAAATTAATATTTCATATTGTAAATAATTTGGTAACTCCGCTATTCTTCCAACACAAATACCAAACACTTTGTTTTCTTCAGACTCATCTGATCCAAACATAATCCAACATTGTAAATTATCTTTTTTAAGTTCTTCATATACCCACGATGATTCAGCGTACTTACCAGAAAACGCTAAAGCTTCTGCTACCATAAACTCGCATAGTGGCCAAAACCTTTCTACGTCTTTTGGTTCAATAGGTATGATACTTACTAATGGTTTAATTTGTTTTTTGTTTGCTGTTGGCATCTTTCTCCTTCAATAAATCAAATACTCTTTTGTATCTTTTTTGTTGTTCATAGAAGTAAGTCGCGCCTTTTTCTCTCATGTCTTTCATGCTATTTGGGTTAGCACCTGCAATGATTCCCGCGCCTAACACACCGTCTGCTCTTGTTACAAACTCTCCGTCTGCTAATTGAGCTAACATAGTGTCTTCGTCTTTATCACCTACTCCTGCTCCGTCCTCTACATACCCAGATGCTCTAACGTAATTGTTTGAATCGTTTTCATCATGAGTCATTTTTGATGGAAGATAGTTAACACCACCTTCATTAAATTTTCTTATTTCTGCTAGACCACCAGTTTTTAATCTTGTTCTATTGAGTGAATAAGGGCCAACTCTTTGATCACCTCTACCTTGTTCCTCTGGTGCATAAACTTTTTCATATGCTTTTTCTTCACCAGTTACAGGATCAATAAAAGTATAACCCGGTCTTTGTTTTTGTAATTCTAAATAACTCATATTATATCCAGGAGAATATATATCAGTTGGCCCTTGATCAAATGCGCCACCAAAATATGTAAGTGCAGCCAAAGATCCTCCAACTCTCAAAGGATCATATTCTGCTTTGGGATCTCCTCCCTTTCTTAAAATATCTAAAATGCTACCACCTCCAGTTTTTTCCATGGCTCTGGCTCTATTCATATCTGAAGCAAAAATTGCTTCACCAGATTTGTTCATTCCAGGATAGGAAGTATTTGCAAATCTAGACATAAAAGGTAATGAAGATACACCCGGTAAATTTGAAAATGTAGGAACAAAGCTAGCTCCAGCAGCTGGGTTTCCGAACCCTGCAGCTTTAGCAAATCCTCCTGCTTGTCCTAAATTATATCCAGTAAAAGCACCTGCTGCAGTATTTAGTAATCTGTTTAAACCACCAATACCTTGGTCTTTAGAATCTTTGTAACCTCTGAATCCTCCGTATGCTGCTAATGCGTAGGGTAGTAAATTAAGCATTATTTATAAATTCTCCTATTTAAGATCTTAAATATGAAATAATACCATTTTACTTGGTTGATATCAACTCATCGTAGAACTTACCTTGATACTGGTGTTCTCCAATATGTACTATAGCATCGTTAACATAAGCATAGCACTTACCTCCTAAGTCTCTCCATAGCTTACAAAAGGCAAAATCCTCACCATTATAAGTCTTCTCTTTAGGATCATGTAAGGTGTCAAAAAAGTTCCACATATTAGGTTTGTTAACATACTTTCCATTAATAACAGTCTTTTGAACTATTTCTTTATCAGGATATCTCTCAATCATTTTTTCAATAACTTCTCTCTTAATAAGCATACATCCTGTTGGTGAATCCGTAACCTCCATAACTCCTTTCTTAAGCTTAATATTATTAGGATCAGGAACTTTCATTGGGTAAGTGTGCAAAGCCCTTCTAATGTCATCAGGTGATTTTATCCTACCTTCTTGCATTTTAGTAAAAGCTTTTTCCCACATTAAAGTTTTAAGTGGATATGGCACAGATATGATATGCTTGTCTGCTTTTAACATGGCAAATATAGATTTACCTTGAAAATATATGTCGGAATCAATAAACAATAAATGAGTTGCTTTTGATTCAAGAAATCCTGCTACAGATAAGTTTCTACCTTGTGTTACCAAAGATGATTTTATTAAATGAAAAGAAACTTTAAGTTTTTTCTTAAAACACTCTTGTTGAAATTCTATTAAGGCTTGTGTGTAATGAATAGAAACCTCACTGTGAACAGGTGTTGCTACAAAGACTTCAATACCTTTATACTGATCTTTATTTTCTTTCCACAATGGTTCAGTTGCTTTTTCATAATCAGATTGAGTTTCTATACTTACTTCTTGTAATGTTTGATATGTATCTTCGTTAATGTATTTACTGCTTGACACTTAAAGCTCCTTTCAAAAAGTTTTCCCATTCTATAGCTTTTTTATCCCAACTATAAAATTTTTTATAATATTTTTGTTGCTCACTTAAATGATTTTGAATCGCATCTGTATGAAGATAACCAGCTGCAACATCTATAGCCCCTGCTGTTGCTGCGGCTAGTAATTCTAGATTTTTTGTATAGTTTATATACACGGGCCATTCAGCACATGTTTCAGGCAAAGCCCCAAAGTTTGTTGTGATAACATGAAGCCCTGATGCTAAAGCCTCTAGAGCTGAGGCACAAAAAGTTTCTTCAAAAATAGACGGGTAAACAAACAAGTCATAGTTTGTCATGTTGTCTAATATATATTCATTTGGTTTATAACCAATATAATTCACATTAGGTAATTGCTTAGCTTGATCAAATAAAGCTTCTGTATCTTTGTTTGCTTTATCAGCAAACTCTTTTCCATAGACTTCATTTGAACTATACACATCTAAACTTATATTTTTATTTTGTACATACTGCATTGCAAGTAACAATACATTTAAACCTCTCCAAGGTGTGCAATGATGAATAATTCTTATTGGTTCTCCTTGTTTATATATTTTTCTTTTTGGAAAAGAACTAGCACCGTTTTTAATCACAATACATTGATCCTCTGGTATTTGAAAAAAATATCTAAATTTCTCATAGCACCAATGTGAGTTAAAAACATACCAATCATATTCATGGTGTCTATCTTTATTTCTAAAAAAACTTTGAAGATTTGGTTGATCCCAAGAATTTTTCTGCCAAAGTATATTTATCTTACTAGGATCCAGTGGCACTTTTCCTGGAATAGATGTGCATATTTGAAACTTGTTTAATAAGTCTTTTGATACGTACTTTTCAAGCAACTCATGTTGTAATTCAGTTGCACCTCTAGGTTTCATTATTTTTTGGTTTTTGCACCAATATTACCAGCTCTTGTCACTTTGATTTGTAAATCCTGTCTAAAATCATCAGCAGTAGTATCAGTATTGGGATCAGCAACATCAGCATCAAAATCAGCTTTACTATCATAAACCTTTCCTGTTCTTTTGTGTTTGATAATCTCAATCGCCTCTGCAGGTATTTTTGGTAAATCACTCATTGTTTACGTCCTTGTCTATTATATTTTTTATTATGTTGCAACTTCTTTTTCTTATTTAAATTTTTTGTATGTCTCCTTGGTCTCTTACGAGGTTTTGGCCTTGGTACAAAATGTGTAAATTTTTGTCTAGCCATGTGTTACAGCTTCAATTGATAAATTAAATGATACACTTATTCTAGGTAAATCATTTTGATTCATTTCAACCATATGATTTAAATGGCTTGGAAATACAATAAATAAATTATCTTTAGGTTGTACTAAAAATGATTCATGAAAATCTGTATCCTGCTCAAAAACATTATTTGGAGGCAAAGAAAAAGAATTAGAATCATTTCTAAAAAAAATTAAATTACCACTATCTTTAGGAACCTCTAAATAAAATACTCCAGAAAAATTACTGTTAGGATGTTGATGCGGAAGATTCCAACTATTTTTGTAATTTACATTTATCCAAAAATTTTTTATAGCGACCTCAGTTGGATTTAAAGTAGTGTATTTATCATTTAATAAAGAAAATGAATTTTTAATTATATAATTTTCTATTACAGAATTTTTTAAATTATTTGTTTGAAAACCCCCTACATTAGATTTTTTAACTTGGTAATTTTTATTTTGTTCTGATTTTAATTCTTTTCTTATTTGATCAAGAAATTCTTGTTTATCAAAAGTATTTATAAAAATTGAAGTAGTAAAAATATTTAAGTTAGCCATTTTCTTGAGATCTATCTATCTGCGCATAACTTATTGCACCTTGAATCGTATTACTCCCTGTAGCTGCTTGGACCGTTATTGCGTCTCCAGCTTCTAAATTTAAACCTTGTGGTGTAGCATTAACTTGTGATTTTGCAGCAAGATCATCCCTAAAAAATTCATACTCTGTACTCGAATCAGAAGAATCTACTAAATTCATATTTACCAATATAGCTGATGACGCGTCACTGTTAGAACAATAAACGCTTTTAACAATTACTGTTGCGTCTGAAGGACAAGTGAATACAGTTGTTTTACCTGTGCCAGCTTGTTTGAAACCCTGATTTTTATATCTAATTGTCATGATAAAAAGTAATTAAAAGCCTCTTGTTCATTTTTAAGTTCTTGTTGATATGATGTATTTAACTTATCTTGCATCGTTCGTAAAGACTGAGAAATTTGCCTTTGGTTTTCTGTGGAATACTTTGGCGTTGGTTCAGGTATTACAATATCTACTCTGGCCATTATAATCCTGATTGCACACCACCAGGACCACCACTATAAGGATTAGATGTTTTTCCAGTGGATTTTGAAGCAGATGTTTTCGTTGGTATACTTCCTCCACCCATTCCTATATCTCTATCTGTTGGTTGCATGTTTGTAATTCTAGGACTTACAATAGTGTTAATAGTTCCTTGCTTGTCATCTTGTCCTAAAAATTTCTTTTCTCTTTTTTTATCTAAGAAATCCATTAATGTTTTAGATTGACCTAAATCTGTTTGTCTAATTCTTTGATTAAAATTTTGTATTGCTCCTATTGGATTTACATTTAATAAAGGTGCTATTCCAAAAGCTGTTGATGCAGGGCTTAGTATACTACTCAATACATTACTTTGAATTGTATTTAAACCTAATTGTCTTGCTGCAAATTTTGCAGCTTGATTTTTAAGAACATTAGTTGCTATATCTTTTATCGGAAAATTTATACCACCGTCAGGCATAAAATTGTTTATCATACTTTGAGGTTTATCTACAACTGAAAAAGAAGGAACGTAGTTTTCAAAACCTGGTTGTTGCAAAATACCAGCTACACCTATGGGTTCATTTGCCATGGCTACATTATTAGCATAATCTCTTAAAAAAATTTCGTCCATTATCCTCTCATTCCATCGAGTTTTACATCAGCTCTAAAAGTTCCAAACCGCCAATTTTCATCTGTGCTAGTATTAGCAATTTTTAAACTAGCAAATCTAGCTCGAGCCCTTGTATCTACTTTAGCAGTTGTTGAGGTTACTGTAAATGGCCCTAATGGAGAAGATGCTTCAGTATCACTAGGAAAATCTCTTAATAGAATAGTTACTTGAGCGTTTCCTTGTATAGTTTTAAAATCAGGAACAAATCTACTCATACTCATAAAAAATTCTGCACTTGTTCCATCAGGGTTTAAACTAAAGTCTCCAGACTCAATAAACGCTGGAATAGCAGTTTTGTTACCAGATGTGTCTACTTCGTTGACACCTTTTTCATGTTCAAAATATTTGGTAGATCCATTAATATTTGTAATACCTTGAACAGTTGGAAAGGTAGGTAATCCTGTAGAATTAAATTCTGTAGCGTAAGGATTTTCGTAAAGGTTTGCGTCAACCCAAGTAGTTCTTGATAATGATCCAGTTACCCAAGTTCCATCTTGGTAATTATAACATACATACCTATCGTTAAAACTAGATGTTGCTTGAGGATAGTACCAACAGATCTCTTCATATAAATGATTTAGACCTACATAAACTGACTCTCCAGCAGAATAATTTATTCCTAAATTATTACCATTTTTAGTTGTAAAAACAAAATCTTCTACTGCACAAGGTAATGATTTTACAGTACCATCATAAACAAAAAAACCACCAGATTCTCCCATCCAATAAACAATACCATTTACATATTTCATAGCGTGTTGACCAATACACCCACAATTAGAACCTACTTGTCTAACAGAAAAAGTAAATGGAGGTCCAACAAACTGCATCACATATGCAGCGTTATCAGTTAAAATAAATGTATAATCTTTTCCTTTTATTGCACCTACTATTTTAGTTCCGGAATCTAATCTAAAAGTTCCTGCTGTATTTACTGATGTTGGTGTATAATCTGAAATATTTTCTTGATCAGAAAATCTTATAAACATTTTGTCTTGTGTTCCTGATGATCCTATTGTTGTTTCTGTTCCTAACATTATTAAATGCCTATCTCTATCAGAAACTAAAGACATTACGGATGCGGTTGGTGCATTAGAAATAATTTCTGCTCTTGTATTCAAAGCGTTAGAATTAGAATTTATAGGATTCCATGAAAAAGATTGTCCGTTTTTTATGGTAGCAATAAGTTGCTCACCAAAGTTATCTAAAGACCAAGATGCAGGATCAACAGTTAAAGTTTGTGATAATGATTCAATACCCCATCCTGTGAATACCTCAACGCCCGCTCCACTTGAATGTGCCGATCTTGTTCCTGCTGCTGCTCTTGTAATCCCTGTAAGATCGTTGCTTGAGACTCCAGTGTAAGAAATAAATTCAGCTCCAACTTTAATAGTACCAGTGCTTGGAAATCCAGTAGTAGATGTTAAAGTAATTGAGGTTCCTGATCCACCAGTACCAGCTGTGTCATCTAACAGAGCTCCGTTTAGTGTGCTAAACACTTGTTGTCCACCACCCCACAGTCCTGTACCCCATCCAAATCCAAATGTTGAACCTAAGCTCCTGGCTTTATATATGGAGTAACTGTTGCAGATCCAGATCCGTTGACCGTTGTCCCTGCTGCGCTTGCCATGGTGATTGTAAATTCATCACTACCAGGGACAGTAACAACTTGAAAAGGATTTGTTGTAAAATCTGCTCCAGTATAACCCGCTCCTGTTGGAGGAGTTACGGAAGAAAATAAAAATATATCTCCTGGTTCTAGACCATGAGCTGCTTTGTTGACGGTTACTGTTGCTGATGTATTGACAGTGTCAAAGGTACAACTAGTTAAAGCTGTGCCAAGAGGAGTGATATCAAAAAAAGCACCCTCATAATATATAACTAAAACTTTATTTGTTCCTATTGCAGCGTATTTTCTACCATCAAGATCAGCCCAAATAAATTGTTCCCTTGCAGCACCCACTAAAGTGTTTTCTAAAATTTGTTCCCAACCACCTATCTTTTCAGGTAATCCATATCTAAATCTTACAAAATCACCATCAGTCCATTTACCTTCAGCTCCAGTCTGAGTGACTTGTTTGTTAAATCCAGGGGCTATTTGTACTTTTGTTAAGGGCATATTTCATTATAGCATTTTAATGATTAAATTTCTATAATATGCAAATTTTTACTTATCTAAAGTAACTTTAGGTGCTTTACTATTTATTTTAGAATCTTGATATGTCATTTTTCCTTTTATTTTTGGATCAGAATTTATATGCCAATCAGAAACTATTCTTACTAAAATATTACCAATATGTTTTAAAGACTCTGGTTCAATCACTAATTTTTTATGTTTATTAATAATTTTGATTTCTTCATCAGAAAAAATCCAATCACATGAACCATTTTTATATTGTTTAAACTGCATATCTAATACCTCTGTGTACCCCACATGTGTCTTCTATCCATATGTTCATCCTTGTATTTACCCTGTGCATCTACATAATGTAAAAAACATTGAGCTTGAAAATCACCTTTAAACTCATCTCTCCAATGAGGTAGGTCTCGTCCATAATATATAACTCCGTCACCTGGATCTAAACTTACTTTTGTATCATTTATGTAAATAGGCCAATCAGTTCCATCAGTGCTTAAAGTAATTGTAATACTTATTTCACATGCTTTTCTATCGGTGTGTTTTTTTAAAATCGCACCTTTAGTATACATTCTCCAAAATGAATATGTAGGTAAAACTTTTTTATCAACATATTTTTCAATTTTATTTTTATATTTTAACATTAAAGAGTCTGTAAGAGGATCTCCATAAAACATTGTATCATTTACATTTGACATTTTATAATCAAAACTATCTAAGTTTGAAATATGTTTTAATTTACAATACTTAGCTAACAAATTAATTTCATCTTCCGTTACAAAATTTTTTATTACTTCATACTTATCTTTAATTACACTGCCCATGCTACCACCGAATATCTTGTACCAGATATAACTGGTTTTACAGAATGTGGATAAAGAAAATTACTAGGCCACAATATAGCTCTATTTTTTTTCTTTTGAACCACTATCTCTTTTTTTGTATTAGCAAATTTAAATACTAATTCACCACCCTCATACTCATCATTTACAAAAAAAATTATACTCATACATCTATTAATTGATTTAGCATCATCTACATGAAATTTATAGTGTGAAGTTTTTTCATATTTTAAAACCTGTATATCATTAACACCAATGTTAAATCCTTCTAAATTTTTTATATCTCTGTATTGTCTTAACATTAAATTAAAAGTAAATTGTAAAAAATTAGCCCAATGAACAGTAGTCATGCTTTCTTCATTTATACTTTTTAAATACCAAATTTGAGTTTTTCTGATATTTTCATTTACACCATCTTCTTTTTTTAAATCTAATATTTTTCCTTTTTCAAAATCTTTATGTTCTTCACATATTTTATAAAATGCTTTTAATGTTTCATCTCTTAAAACATCGTCAATGATGTGGATATAATCCATTAATGTAGGATCAGGTTCTTTTATTTCCATGATTTTCTATGCCACCATTTATTTTTATAATTATGTAGTATATGTGTATATATCTCAAAAGGTGATTTAGTTGAATCTTTTTTTGGTGTTATTTTCATTTTCCATGTATCTCTTTTAAAAGGAAATACTTGCACATAGGGTGTTCCTATTTTTATTGTCGATCTTAAAACTGGATATTTATCACCGTTAAATATAATAGGAAAATTTACTTCTTCAGGAAAACTATCTGTATCAACAATACCTGGTATAATAGAAAATCTGTCATCAGAATTATTCATAGGTGGTAAAAATAAACATGAATAACCTGGAGGTGTTTTGATAGTCCAAGGATTTAAAATTTTATGAAAAAAATTACCTTTGTTTTTTTTATTGAAAGGACACTCACTTCCTAGTTGTCTTGGATCATGAAAAGTTGATTCTCCATTATTTAAATTTATACCACTACCCTCAAAACTTGAAATATATAAAGTTCCCATTTCATTGTCTTTATATTCGTTGAATGAAAAAAAATAATCTACTGGCATTTTTAGAATATATCCTGAAGTCAAAGTATCTAAAAACGGCATGCAACCTTTTATAGTTCTATGTCCTGGTGCATGATTTAAATTTTTAAACCACTGAGGTATATTTAATTTAGTGGGTTCTGGTAAACAATTAGAATAATTTTTTATATATTTTTCATCTGTACTAAACTCAATAGTATTTGAGAACATTACCTTTTTATATATTCTTTAAGGTATTTGTAAAGGATGAATGTAAGTTATGGAATTATCCTCACAATATTTTTCCCATGGTTTATCTAGGGGTAAAGGCAATGAGCTATAATCTAGATTTTTTAAATATGTTCTATACGAAGTGCATTGAGATATTAATGCATTTGTAGGATCATTTTTTTCTAATTCATCAATTAATTTAATTACATCTTGATGTATTAATTTTAGTGTGGTTTCATCAATAGAAGCTCCTTCTAAACTTTCAGAAAGATCTGTTAATGAATATGTATCTCCTGATGTTGAAACACTAAATGTGTTTGTTCTAATTTTTTCAAAATCTTCGTTTGAAATATCTATAACTGACATACCTGCTGCTGGAATATTCAAAGCATCTTTAGCATTGTCATCCGCTGCAATGGCTGTAAGGTTGTTATTTTCTAAAATTATATATGCCATAATCCTATCCTATACTGGTGAGTTATCATAAAATATTAATGCACCTTGATTTCCTGAAGAACCTGGTTGTCTTGATGGACCTCCGTCTTGTGGTGAAACTCCTCCAGCTCCACCCTGACCAATATCAGTGTACCAAATATAATTATTGTTTGGAAGACCAATTGTAGTTTTACCTGGAGCACTAACATTTCCATTTGATCCAGCATTACCTGGAGGTGTTCCTGGAGGGTTCAATCCTCCTCCTCCTGCACCGCCACCATTAGCATCAAATAAATTTGCTACTGATAAATTTCCTGCACCATTACCAGCATTACCTGTGTTTCCTGCATTTCCACCATTACCTGGTGCTCCTATTGAAAAAGGTTGTGGCGAACCTGGTGGTGCACTACCTTCAATATAACTAAACCCACCTTGCCCACCTGTTCCTCCCGGGCCATTATTTCCTGCGCCCCCGCCTCCTCCGCCAGCTGCGTATGCAAGCGCGTAGAAAGATGTTGTTGTAGGTCCAAATGTTAATGTTCCAGAAGCAGGGCCTCTAGTAAGTTGTGTTAAATGAAATCCTCCGCCTCCTGCAGAACCTGAAGACGCAGCAGTTAATCTACCTTGTGCATCTACAGTGATAGAAGCAAGTGTATAGGATCCAGCTGTTACAGGAGTGTTTGCAAGTTGATCGGAACCAACAGCATCGTCTGCAATTTTGGCTTGGGTCACAGCATCAGCGTTAATTGAAGCGGTCACAACAGCATTATCAGATAATTGTGCTGCTCGTATTGCATCGTCTGCAATTTTGGCGTTCGTAATCGCATCATCTGCTACTTGTGCTGTTCCTATTGTTCCACCAAGAGTATCTAAAGAAACTTCATTTAAATTTGTTCCATCTGAATATGCTGCATAAATTTTAGCAGCATCAGGAGTAAAACCTGTTCCACTAGCAGTTTTAATTGTAAGATTAGATGGATTTGTCAATCCAGAACAATCAAAGATATAAAATTTTTCTATTGAATCTGGAATAGTACAAACTGTGCTCGATGCGATTGTTGCAGTTGCAAATTTAATAACTAAATTTCTTGCGTTAGAAATTGCACCATCAGACATAACAAGGGCAACAGTGCCTCCAGAAGACAATGTAATTTGTTCAAATCCAGCTATTGCTTGTTGTACTAAATTTAAATTTGTATTTGTCTTATCACCCCATGTACCAGCATTTTCACCGGTTACCATTAGCTCTAGTTTAAGATCACTTGAATAACTTGATGCCATAAAAAATTCTCCTTAATAATTTAATATTTTACATGAATCAAGCAGCCAAATCAACTACCGTCCACGTATTAGATACTCCTAAATCTATCTCATTCCATGAAGTAATATTAGGACTTCCTACAGATCCTGTCAACTGTATGCCACTAGGGGTCACTAAAGCGTCTCCTGTTACAGGACCCTCTTCTCCCAAAGACGATGTCATTGACAGTCCTGATACACCTATTATTTGTGCAGGTATTTCAGAATGCTGTCCAAGTGTCATGGTAGCAGAAATTCCAGTAGCAGGTTCGTTAGTGCTTTGTACTAAAGATATTGTTCCTTGGGTGAAAGATGCTTGAATACCTGTTACAGGTACATCTAGGAATAAACCAGCTGCAGTGTTTCCAATACTTGAAGTTGCAGAAATTCCAGATACAGTTACGTTTGCGTCTCCAGTTATAGAGGTAGAACCTTGAGTAAAATCTAGTTGATCTTCTGCAGCAAGAACAAAAACATCTCCGTCAATTTGAATTGAAAAACTTCCTTGCGTAAAGCTAGCTTGAGATCCACTTACAGAAACAGTAACGTCTGTAAATGCTGTCTCGTTTCCAATGGATGATGTTAAAGATTGTCCTGTTACTTGTACTGAAAAATTATCACCCCAGGCAAACTCGCCCCATTCACCTCTACCCCAACCTTCTCCTGTTAGAGTGCTTTCATCTACTGTTGCTGCACCTATGCTTGATGTCATAGAAATTCCTGTAACGGGAACTCCTATACCAACAACGGTGCTACCAACACCAATCGACATTGTTACAGGTCCAGGGACAATTAAAGCTGAAGTACCACCTACTGCAGCACCAATACTTGATGATAATGATATTCCTGAAACAGATACATCAGCATTTGCTGTAACTGATTCAGAACCAATTGATGATGTTAATGATATGCCACTAACAGAAACTATTTCGTCAGAAAGGTCTCCCCATTCTGATGCTCCCCATGTCTTTCGTCCCCATCCAGTGGCCATATCATTTTAATCCTTATGCTAATCTTAAGATTGCAGCGGATGTTGTGAAAGCAGGAAACTGAATTGTAAATGTTCCTGCAGTCGCAGTCTTGTCTCCACCGAAATCTAATACAGCAACAGCGTCAGTGGTGTTAGAACCACCGTCAGTTGTCGTATTGTAAATTAATGCACCTCTTGCAGTAAGAGTAACGTTTTGAAAAGATAAATCAGCAAAATCAGTAATAGCTACTGAAGATGAAACTTTTACACCTTGGTTAACCAAAGCTTTACCACCCGCTGAATAATTAGATGATGATACTTCGTTTGCAGTTGCATAGTTTGTAGTTGATTTACCTAAAGTTGCAGAACTTGTGTACATTGCTAACTTGTAAGTGTCAGAAGATGTATCAAAGTCATGC